TTCTTCATCTGGTTTTAGATTTAGTGAATGTGAAATAAGTAAATCTAATTTTAACATGTCGTTATTCATAGACTTAACTCTGTTATCAAGTGCCATGATAATACCATGCATACCTTTAACTTTACTAACAACTGATTCTAAAATATATTTTATAATGATATAGATAAATATTCCCATCACAATTGCGGCTGCAACAGGTAAACCAAACTCAACTAATATTTTTAGAAAACTATTCATTTATTTTTTAGCAGATTGTTTTCTTCTAATCTTCTTTTTTCTTACTACTTTTTTTGGTTCTTTTAAACCAAGTTTTATCAATAGACTTTCTACTAATCCTTTTATCTTATCAATCATTTTGTTTTCTCCTTTTCAATGTTATCAAAATACTTTTCTAATTCTGTTTGTTCACCCATTGGTAAATATTGTGCAAGAGTGCCAGCAGAATTTAAGATACTTGTCAATGTAGCCATTGGTAACTTTGTTAAGTCTGCAAGCTGGTCTTTTGTTAATTTATATTTACCTTTTATTTTATTAAGCACTGTATTTGTTTGTGCTGTTAAAGAAACAGTTGGTCTCATTGTACCTGGTGCTTGTGTTGAATAAGCTGCATTAATACCTACACCTAGACTTTGTTGTCCGGCAGCTTTATGAGGCGATTTATCCCCCATACTAGCCATTGGTTTCATTGTAGGGAAAGAACCCAATCTGAATCCACCTAGATATTCTTGTAATTCTTGAAATGTTTTCATTTGCCTACTTTAAATTTTTCACTAAATGTTTTATATTCTTTCTTTTCTTCAAATACTATTTCATTGTTTATACCAGAAATTTCATCTATCTTATCTTCTAATCTATCTAATGTTTCATTAACACCTTTCAATATGTTATTATTGTTATCATAGTTTTCTTTAACCATTCGACCAATCTTCTTAGCATCCTTTTCATTATCTTTTTTATACTTATTATATGATTTTGATAATGGGTGTCTAGCGTTAGTCGCCATATCTACACCACCTGCTGATACTGAATTTGTTGGGGCGTCTTCATCTAGATTTGACCTTTCATGCCACTCGTAAGATATTTTATCTGTTTTTATTGGTCCACCTTTTGCCCATGTATCACATGTTCTAGCACTATGACATTTAAAATGGTGCATCCAACAGTATCCTAATCTACCATCATCATCACTTGTAACTCCAGGCATACATTCATCCATTCTAGGAGAAATATCAAATGCAACACAATTGCCACATAAAGATTTTTTTGCAGCCTCTACAGATGTGTCCCATTGTTTAGCAATCTTTTCCCAATAATCACCTGGTTCATCTACATTGAGAGGACCATATTTGTGTTTACTTATTGTTGCATTTCTATTTTTAGTATTTAAGTCTACACTACCTGCGGCTGGTGGACATGCATGAGTATCTTCAGACATTTTATTTACTATGTCTTCAGTAGTAATCTTTGTTAAAAATTCTTTATATTTTTGATTTGGCATATTCTTTTTCTTCTACAAGATTATTTTCAATTTGATATAAGTCTATACCAAAACATGTATTAATCGGTTGTTCAGTTATTTGTTTATTACCTACTATATGTCCTTCTTCTTGTAAAAGTTCTTCGTAAAGTTTTTCTTTTTTTAAATACTTTATTACTGTACTTTCTATAAGACTTTGATGTTGTTCAAACTCTTTGTTCTCTCTTATCAATGTTGCAAGTGCAACAGCAAAAGTTCCTAATCTACCACCAAGTCCTACTTTTTTTAAGATTCTTTTTAGATTAAAAACAAATCTATGCAGAATTGTATACGACTGCTTTTCTGCTGTTTTCTGTATAGTTCTCCAAGGTCTTAAAACTTTGCCTTGTTTATCTATAATACCATACTTAAACGCCTCTTGTTTATCAAAAGGTGTTACTAGAAGTTTCATTATTCTATATGTTATTAATAAATCTACACCTCTACTTGCCATTATAGTTCCTCTAACATTTTTTTAATCTTTTCATCTTCATCTATATCATTTAATTCTTCAGGATACAAATAGTTTAAGTATTTTAAAATTGACTTTAAAATCGGCCAATATACTTTATCTATCTTAAACAACAATAAAGTGGTAGCAGTATCCGTATTAAAAACATTGTGTAATACAACAATGTGATTAACTGCTAATCTCACTTTAATATTGCCTGTCAATTCATACTTACGAAATAATCTTTTTAGATACTTAAATCTTTTCAAATCATCATTAAACTCTACATCCTTTTCAAGTGTAGGGTTATCATAACTTTTCATTGCATAAGTCATCCAATTATCAATCGTAATTGTTTCAAAAACCATAATATTTCCAAAAATTAATTTATACTAATTTAGCGTATACTTTAGATGAACCAGTAGATAGTAGTTCATGTTTGATTTCTAGTTTTAACCCACCTTCTTTTTGGTGAGAAATACCATCATCATTTACATCTGAACCATCTGTATCTTTACCGAATCTTCCGCCATGTCTTACGACATCACAAGCATTAGTACCACTATCACCTTCTATTTGACAGTCGAAATGTAGTCCTACTCTAGATAGTTTTTCTTTAAGTTCATCTACTGCATGTTGTGGATTGATATATTCCCTTTCTGCAATTGAACCTACAAAACCATTGACTACCTTTAATACTTCTTCATCTTGTATGTTATGCATACCTAATTGGCCATCTTCAGCAGATTTTCCATCAACAGTAGTACCAACAGCAGCTGCCGTTTTTACACCTGCACCCATACCTTCTGTTACATGTTGTTTAAAAGTTTTCATTTATCTTCCTCGTTAATTTCAGATTCATCAGCGCTCTCTTCCTTCGCTAATAAATCTTCTTCAAACTCTTCCAAGTTTTCTTGTTCTTCTATATGTGTCTTAAGCGACTTCACCTTTCTTTGCCTCTTTTTTAGATTTCAACTCATCACCTTCTTTAGATAATGAAATGAATTTATCTACTTGTTGAACAGCCCCATAGATAGCATTAAGATTACTCTTTAAATTACCTAGTTCCTTTTCAATAAGTTTAATTTTTTCTTCAGTAGATTTATAATCCTCTTCTAAAGTTTTTCTTTCTTCTAATAATATTTTTTCATCAATTGCCTTAGCCATAATTTACTCCTATAATTTATGATGTTGTATAACCATTACCTGCGATAATGTTCCAGTTCGAGTTTTTAAATAATAATGTTACTGTTTCGCCAGGTGCATTTAAAAGAACATTTGTATATCCTCTCAAATTAGTAGGTGTAATTGTAACAACATTTGTACCACTTGAAGATGTATTTATGACTGTCTTAACTTGACCGTCAGCGCCATCTGCTAATGAAGAAGCACTTAATGCTGATGTAGCATTAATTTCTGTTATTGCTGTTGTAACATTGATTGCGATAGTTGTTGAACCATCTGCTGTTGCTGTTTGTGAAGTTTGTTTTAAACCTAACCATGAAGGTATGTTATTAAAAACATCTTCAGCAGCTATTTTTTTATTGACTGGTGTTCCTGTTGGGTCATCTACAACATGAAATAAATCAGCCGAAGCTAATGAATCACCCAAATTACCTAATGCCGTTATCTTTTTGTCTGCCATTGTTTTCTCCTATGTTAACCCTTTCGGGAATGCTACTTCATGCATATACATGAACCAAAGTGAGAGAGAAGTATTCTCGAAAGTTTCCTTCTCTCTCTATCATTATTTATATGTCGTTTAACTACTAAGCGTCAGCTGAGTTAGTTAAACAAACTAGTGTTTCATACATTACTCTTGAAGCACGACCACCTGTACCAGTTGTTTTTAAATTCCAACCAGTGTGGGCACCCTTTTCTTCTTCAGTATCTTTTAGGTTAAATAACCCAACGAATACATCTGTGATAAGGTTGTCTTCTGTTGCATTGTTAAAAAGTTTTCCAGAAGCTGCAGCTCCCATGTTCGCAGCTGTTGGTGCCTTTTGTACTTGTGCCAATGCAAACAGAGGCGCACTAGTGTGTGCATCCGTATTTATCCATCCTGACATAATATTCTCTCCTATAATATTTTTATTAAAGTACTCACAGTTTTAATCTATGATACTATTTATAAGAGATAATGTCTATAAACCTAGTTTTTTAAGTTCTGAGATTGTTTGAGATGTGTTTCTATGTCGTATACCCTTACCACCTTTACGGTCAAACTCTCGAATGTTCTTTGAGTAATCATCAATAAGTATAGTGTTTTTCTTTGAATAGATTTGTTTTTGACTTCTTGTTACTATATGTACCTTAGCCGCATTTATTGATACATTTTTGTTTAACCATTTTCTTTTACCTGGTAAACAGTTTGAATCAGATGATGAATATGCTGATAAGATACGAACATCATGTTTTCTAATATAAGACCATAATGCTCTACCATCACCTTTCCATGGTATGGTTTCCCAAAAACTACCATGTTTTCTGACTGGTTCCCACCTGTCATATAAACTCATTTTTGCAAATTGGGTGAAAGGTACACCGGCTACACGAGCCCATTGTCTTTCAAAGTCGCATAGGACTCCATCCATATCACAATATATTATCATTTAATGCTCGTATTCTACTTCAGGTGTTGTATCTACTTTAGAAGCAGGTGAACCTGTCATAGCTTTTTTCTTGCCGTCTTTTTCTTCACTCTTTAATGAAGCGCCACAGTTAGAACATTTGTGAGCACCAGCGTCATTCATATGACCACAGTTAGGACACTTTATTTGTTCTTCACTCAGGCTTTTTTTTTCTTCTTCTACAGGTTTAAAATATGAAGCTTCTGATTCTCTTTTATCTTCCTCAGCAGCTGCATTATTCCAGACATCATGAATAGTTTGTTCTATTGTCTTTTCTTCTTCTTCAGTTTCTTCAGAACAATGAGAAGCTTTAATAGACTTCTTATCTTCTTTATCTTTAATTGCTTTTTGTAAAGCAGGTGGAAGTTTCTTTTGTCCAGCAGTTAGTTCTTCATTTACTCTATAAAAAATCTTTTTTAAATCTTGAGCAGATAAGCCCATTTGATTATAATATTTTTTAATTAAGTCGTTTAAACTCATATGAGCGGCGTCATCTTCAACATCCATTAAGAAGTCTTTTACACCACCTTCTTTAAGAGCTGTTTTAGATATCTCTTTAGTTACTTGTGATACTAGACTATTATCTACTTCTTCTTTTACATCAGATTTTTTTTTTACTGATGTATCCTTTAGTCTAGGTCCACCAGCTGCGCCAGTTCCTTCACCAGGTGAAGTTCTAACATTCTTTAGTTGATTCTCTTTAGCGCCTTCGTTTTTTGCCTTATGTTTTTTATCTATATTATTAAAGAAAGCTTTCTTTTCTACATCTGACATAGAACCTACTCCTTTGCCAGTCTTTTCAAGTTCTTTCTTAAATAATTGTTTATAGTCTTCGGATTGTTTGCCTTCTGTTACGCCTGCTACCATATCCTCTAGACTACCTTTTTTAGTTTCTAAGTATTTACTCATCACCTTTCTCCTTTTTTAATAGTCTGTCTACGAGGTTTCTAGCACCATCGTATCCATCAATGTTTAGTTTTTTCTTAACAATATTAGTAGCAGTGCCGAATTTTACATTATCGGCGTCTTTACCATATCGTTTTTTGAAATCATCTTTTGGTAATTTGTCTGCGACTTTTTTTACCATGTCTACTTGTTTGTCTGTCAAGTCTGCCTCTTGTACTTCTTCAATATAAAAATCTGAATAACCTCTTAATTTAATTTTATTACCATATTTTCTTCGTAATGCATTTAATAATCCTTTTTCATCTTCTACTTCTACATCTAGGAATTTTTTGCCATTTTTTTCTCGATAGTCTATATTAGTAATACCATACTTATCGCCTGCCATACTTCTAGTATTATTTACATCATCTATTGCACTTTTTAGTTTACCCATAGATGGTTTGCCGTTTTTATCTAATAATGATTCTTCTAGTTCTTCGTTCTTTTTTAGTCTAAAAAGATTGTGTTTAGTTTTCAAGTATGTAGCCTTCTTAGATTCTTTATCTTTAGTTGCCCTTTTTAAAACATCTTGAAATCTCTTTTGAGCAGGAGTCAATTTTCCAGACCCTAAAGGAGTATATCCTTCATCTACTTCTTCATTCTTTGGTACACAATTAGGTACTCTTTTTCCACCTTTCATTTTAGTACCGACTTGTTTGTGTGAATCCCAACATGCCTCATTTTCTTCTTCTTTATCTTCAGCCTGTATGTATCCTTTTGACTTATATTTATCCCATTCGGACTTATCTATAACTTTAACTTTGCCATCTAAAGAAACTAACATTTCTTTTTCTTTATCTTTTAGTTGTCTTGATTCTTCTACTGATTCTGCAGCTCTTACTTTTTGTGCAAGGTCTTTATCTGCCTTACCCCATGTACCAGATGATTTAGTTACAAAAGAATTTACTCTTGCAAATGCCCATTGCTGTTGACCAGCACCAGGTCTATGACCACCTTTCCATGCAGCCATTCCTCTATCGTATACTTTCTTTAAGATACCATATGGCATGCCTGTTTTCTTTGCCTTGTTTTCTAATCCTTTTATTTTCTCTGTGATGTACTTGTTAGTATCTTCTTCTAGTTCTTCACCTATAATCTTATTATTGGGCATGATACCTTTACTGTTTAATGTTTTTAAGAAATCTATATGGTCTTGATATGTACCTTTTAAGATATATTCATCACTTCCCATTTTACGAGGGAAAACATGTTTTAATTTCTTACCTGTTTTAGTACCTTTAAGTGTTTGCATAAATAAGATTGGATTTCTCATGTAAGTATATTGAATAGTAATTGGTCTGTCTGAACCTCTTGCTCTTTCAGCAGATGATAAAGACATTTCTTCTAATGATTTATTTTCTATTGGTTCAAAACTTTCTTTTGTAACTCTTACACCAAACTTTGCCTTTACTTTATCTGCAAGGTCATGAGCACCCTTTCCTTCAAACTCTATATTGCCACCAGCGTCATCATCTACATAGTCAATACTTGCTTGTGTTGATGGTGTTCTAGCATATTTCTTAACGAAATCTACGATTGGTTTCTTATCTGAATGTACTGTTGCAAAGTATTCTGTAAGTTCTACTTCTTCTGTCATTAAATATGACTCAACACCTGCTGTACTTTTAAGATTTTTCATTTGTGCATATTTTTTAGCAGCGTCATATGAAGTTTTTGCTTTAACAACTTCTTTACCATGTTTCACATGAATAACTGTGTATGTTCTTTCTTCTTCTTCTTGTACTTCTACTTCTTCTCTAAGTTTATTAATTTCTGCACCTTTCATATTGTGTTTTGAAATAAGTCTTGAAACTGCCAATTGACTAACAAAAGGTATATCTGCCTTAAATAATGTAATCAAAGCATCCTTATTACTATCAATCTTATCAAATATTTTCATTAAAGGTTCAGGTGCAATTCTTTTACCTCTTAAAGGTTCATACTGTTTTTTAAGTTGAGTAATCATAGCAGGACTAAAAGTTGCTTCATCTATTTCTACTTCTTCTTTCTTAACTTCTTTCTTATCTGCTTTATCTTTTATATATTTGTGTGCAATACCTATTGTTAAAGGAACTTCACCTGTATCAGGATTAGGTTCTGGTTTTACAGTAGCATTCTTTTCGTTTTCTAATTCTAGTTTTAATCTTTGAATCTCATTCTCTAGAGATTTAACTTTGTCTTCGCCAGATGTTTTTATATTAGAAGCATGAGTTTCTTTTGTTCTACCTGCATTAGTATCTTTACCAAAGTTAGGATTGTATTCATTTAAAATTTCTTCTTGTACTTCTCTATATGCTTCTAATTTACTAGCATATTTTTTTGTTATTCTAGCCCCAATATCAAACATTTGTTTGTTGATATAACCTCTTTGATTTACAAATTTGATAATAGCTTTCATATCATGTATTTCTTTACCAGTCCCAAATTGTTTAGCAAGTTCTAATGCATTTTCACTATGGTGATTTTGTTTTTCATTGGCTTTAAAATCAGACATACTAAATCTTTCACCTAAGATTTTCTTAACTGTTGAAACATCTAATTTAAGTTTCTTTGAAATTGCTTCAACATTATCACCAGCGAAAGCCATATGATAGATATCTTTTGTTTTTGCTTCTTTTCTTACTTGTTCTAGTAATTCGCCTGTTGTTGCTCTATATCTACTCATTTTTTTATTACCCTAATTGTTGGTTTAACACCTAAATCGTGCATATATTTTACAAAGTCTAGGTGGTCATCTTTATCACCTTTCATTTTAATTGTACCCATTGTATTATCTAACTTTTTTAATTGTTTAGCATATTTGTTTGTAGTCATTCTTTTAAGTTTACTAGGGTCACCATATAATGAGTACATAACAACCATTGTTTGGCCAAACTTTTTATTATTAAAATGTTTAGTTAGGTCTGTTAGTTCTTTACCCTCTCCTAAATCTACTTCTTCCTTAAATCTGCCTTCTTTGTTAACCATGTCTGCGACCAGTTTTTCATCTTTACCACTTAAAGTAAATTCACGAAATTTTGCATTTTTAATTTCTGGTGCCCCTCTATGAGTATCTTTATATACATCAATATATTGTTCTGCCTCTGACTTTTTACTACCCTTTGGGTCTGAAATTCTTATGTCTTCTTTAACATCTGCATATGTCATTGGTTTAGGTGGCACTTCTTTTGCCTCTAATCCGTATGATTTATTTTTAAATTCTTTAAATTTCATTAGTCTAAATCCGATACTTTAGTTTTAGCAGTCCACATTCTACACGACCAATAACCTGCTGTAGTTTTATCTTTCTTCTGGTCGCATTTATGTCTTGCCCTAAAGCTCTTTCTCCTTTCTGGGTCATCTCTTTTGATACTCAATCCTGTTGTATCACCAAAAGATACTTTGACCACATTACCTTTATTATTCTTTACATATACATAAAACTTTTTACTACCACCTCTAATTGGGTCGTTAAGTTTTACTTTCTTTCCTTGATATTCTGACTCAGTAATTTCAAGTTCTTCATCAAGATGTGCATATTTACTGTCTTCTGCATACTCTTTGAATGTTTTCATCTTATATTTATCCTTTTCTATATCTTTATTTATACTGTTTTTAGGTGTTCTTTCTTTTGAATCAATAGGTTTTTCATCTGGTGTTTCTCCAGGTGTCATTTCTTTAGTATGATTAGCGTAATCTGCCCCTATCTCATATGATTCTTGATTGACTTCACCATACATCTGTTTGTATTTCTTAGTATGTTTAGATGTTTTAGTCTTTGCTGTGTCATCACCGGGCGCTGGTGTCGCTGTATCTGTGTTTGTGTCTTGTTTCTTAAAGAAATCTGACCTCTTTTGTTTTACATCTTTACTTAATGTCTTGTAGTATTTCTTTGGCTGACTTCCAGGTTCTTTTTTAACATCCGGGTCTTGGTCTAATGTTTTCTTCTCGTTCATATCTCCCTCTGTTACAGCTGTAAAACCATAATCCACATCTAAGTTAAACTCTCTGATTGCAACTTCTTTATCTGCTGAATCAGGCACACAATCATATATCCATGCCTTATGTAAGTTTTCTTCTGTATCTTCAAGTACAATATAGTTCGTACTTCTTCTTACAATCTTACCATGTATATCTTCTTTTACATAATGTACTTTGTCATTTATATTAAAGATAACTTCTCTAATATATAAATCTCTTAATTGTTTCTTTTCAAATGCTTCTAAACTTGCAACAGGTTTATATGAATATCCAAAGTGATTATTTCTATTAGCAGCTAATACTTTTTTAAAGTCTACTCTCATACCTACTGCAACATCTCTAAACAATCCTTTTATATCTGTGAATCCTGATGGTAGACCTTTTGCAAATGATTTGATATCACCTTGTGAAACAGCGTTTCTCATTTTACTTGCACTCATACCTGAAGCGCCAGTGGCGTCTGGATCCCTTTCACCTGCACTTGTTATCTTAATACTTTTAAAGTTATAAAATCCATGTCTTGATTTTACATTGTTATATTGATTTAATATTCTTTTAAAATCTTGTACTCTATCACTACCCACAACCATATTGATATTTGTATAACCTTTGTTAAATAATTCTGTTGCAATATCTAATATCATATTTGAGGAAGGTATTCTAAACATACCTCTATGTTGTGGAAACATCTTTCTCATATATGAAATTTTTTGTGTTACTGTTAAAGGATTACTTTTAGCGTCTTGTGATTTACTTAGATATACATATTTAAAATCGCCAGGTGTAACATTAACTTTTGTAATAAGTTTTTGATGACCTGTTGTTGGTGGATTAAATCTACCAAATGTAAACACAGCAGTTCCTTTAGAATATTCTGGTGCCTCTTTTAAAGAATCTATTTCTTTATCTGTAACTTTATCATCTTCTAATATATCTTTTAGTTTTTTATAAAGTTTCATGTAGTGATATTTTTCTAACATCTTATAGATGACATTCTTAGGTAGTTTGTTTTGTTTACCAAACTCTCTAATTTCATCAGGTGTCATTTCTCTACTGAAGATATCTCTCCTATCATTTGTAAGTTTATCACCTATCTCTTTTAGTCTTCTAATTGATTCTTCTATTTCTTCTAGTTTTTCATTGACTAATTCTTGTAGATTTAAAACATCATTATTTGTTAATTGTTTTAGTTCTGCATAATCTATGATATCTCTTTTTAGTTCGCCTTTTATAATGTCAAGTTCTTGTACTTGTTTTCTAAAATCTGCTTCATATTTTTCTGGTTCAAAAATATCTTCATCTGGTTTTTTAATCCACTTGTTATCTTTTATAGAGAAGATACCATCTGCCTTTTTATTATTGTTTTCTAAAACTTTAGGGTCTGTAATAACATAATAGTTTACAGGATGTTCTGTGCCAGGTACATTCTTGCCATTAATATCTCTTAATAGTTTAGAGTATTGTTCTCTCCTTTCTTCTTGTTCATCTTCAGGCACATCAAATAGTACATTGATATCTAAGTCAGCGTCATTACGATATCTCTTTGTAAGTATAGAACCTATTAATGATGTTGATACAACAGGTGCAAGTTCTTCAAACTCTTTAATCTGTTTATCAATCATATCTAAAACTTTTTGTTTTAGTTTAGGATTTTCAGAATCAGCGTCATCAAATACACCAGGTGCATAATCCTTTCTAGGTATATCAATAATTGATTCTATTAGTTCTCTAAAAAATTTCATCTTTTCTTTCTATCTAACTCTCTTTTAATCCATGTTTTTGCAATATAATTATGAGGTTGATTCATAGTTCTTCTAACAATCATATTAGCTCTGTTTAAGGTTGTTGTTACTAATTCTTTTTCACTAACATTATTATCTACAACATAAAAGTTTGCTGGTTGAAATAAATTTTGATATCTTCCCATATTACTTTGTACTGTTTTCCAACTATTTACTGCAATAGAATGGTTTACTGTTCTATCTCTTGCTTTATTTCTTTCTAATGATACTTCTAAACTTGTATTAACAAATATCATAATAGTTTGATAACCTAAAAACTTAAATAGTCTTTGTTGTCTTGATATTAAACCAAAATCTCTTGCTGTACCATCCATGATACATCCTAGTCTACCTTGAATGTATAAATCTAACATACTTGCTGTTGTAACTTTTGCCTTTGCTCTTAGTTTATCTCTTTGGTCTTTTTCTGAATCAGGCATTTTTAAAGACAATCCTTCTCTTTCTAAATATCTTGTAAGTACACTATCTGAGTTTACTACTTTTAATCCTAAGCCTGAAAAAGCAGATTTTGTTACAAAACTTTTACCTGAACCAGGTCCACCTGCAAGAAAATATGCCTTGAATATGCCAGGGTCATATACACCTTCTTGTAAGTATTGTTCTTTAAAACCTTTAAATTCTTTCATCTTTATCCTTAATCTGTTTTATAATTAAACTTGCAATGTCTTCTATTTCTTCACCACCTTTTGCCTTGATAGTTATAAGTTTATCTTTATAATAATTTATAACAGGTTGTGTTTGTTTTTTATATACTGCAATTCTATTTTTTATAATGTCAGGTTTATCATCTGCACGACCTCTAGACATTAATCTTCTAATGACTTCTTCTTCTGCAACATCTAAATAGACTGCATGGTCATACCCTATGTTTCTGTCTTCCATTTCTTTTACTTGTTCCATACTTCTAGGAAAACCATCTAATACATATCCTCTTTCTGTATCTTTTCTAGATAATCTTTTTTGTAATGTATTTAGTACAATTTTAGTATCAACATAATCGCCTTTGTCTAATGCACTTCTAACTTTACGACCTGTTGGTGTATCTTGTTTTGCTAAATCTCTCATCATATCACCTGTGTATACATGAGGTATTAAAAATTCTTTAGTTAAGAATTTAGAGTATGTTGATTTACCTGAACCAGGTCCACCTAACATAATGATTCTCATTTGTATTCCAGGTACTTCTTCTTTTACAAATTTTTTAAAACTTTTCACATTAACCCCAGTCCTTATCCATCTGGAAATTTGCACGACTAAATTCTAGTCTATCTACAAGTTTAACTGCACCAGCAGTTCTGTCTACTGCGACAAAACCTTCAGGCGCTGTTACCTTGTACCCATTTGATGTTTTTAGAAAGTGTCCTATACTTTGTATTTGTGATAGTTTACTTACTAAGAAATTCTTTGCATTTGCTAAACTGACATGACTTGCAATTGCAAAATACAATGCCGTTTGATTTTTATCTATAAATTTTAAATTATCTTTTTTTGCCTGTATAAATTTTTGTTTACCTGCGACTGTCTTTCTAGCAGATATTTCTGCATTAATAAAACTTTCATAGTAATCTCTAAATTGTCCTTGTAGTGTTTTGACTTTACCCATTCCACCTGAACCATTTCTAATTACAGAATTGAAAAATGTTTTTAATCTATAACCTACTGATGTTGAATCTCTACTATTCATTTTATCTAACATAGGACCTGCTTTTGATAATGAACCTTTTGCCATTGCAATTAGTCCATTGAATCTAGATAATTCTGTTGATGTGAATTTAGATGAGCCTGAGGTATCTTTGTAACCTGCTGAAGCAAGATACACATTGCGACCACCACCACCTCTTACTGTTCCGAAACCTGCTGTTAAACTTTGCATAGTTCTACCTGAATATTTTGTATGAAAGACTATACCAAGTTTTGCACTTTTAATTTTGCTACCTATTGATGAATTTGTTGGCATTGCATATGTAATAGTATTAGGTGTAAATGTATACTGACTTTGGCCATCTATGATTGCTGTTTTAACATCACCTGATGTAAATAGTAAATCACCTTGATATACACCACTAGTTACTATTTTTTTTAATTGTGATAAACATACTGCAAGTTTACTTGCAAGTACACCTGAATGATTTCTGTTTATATCTGAAACTGTATAGTTTATTTTAGGTGTTTTGTTGAATACTGATTTAGTACCCACAAAGAATTTGCCGTTTTCAGGATTAATACCACAGATAACTGCTGGGGCACCATCCCACTTAACAGTCATATTGACTTTACTACTTGATGAACCTTTTAGCATGTTGCGAATTGCAACTAGAAAATTAACTGCATTTTTCCCACCTTGAGAACCATTGTCTATAATCTGGTCTTCTAAATGTTCTAAGTGCTTATTCTTTGCCTTAGTCTGGTATCCTTTAAAACTAAACATGTGTCTCCCAATTGTTCCATATATATAACGAATCCATAAATGTACTATTCACAACGACAATACTATTTATAAGATTCGTTACATTAAGATAGAAATTACTTAATACTATTACTATCTCTCATATTTAAACCAGCATCCACAAACTGTGTATTTTCTACTGTTCTATTGCCACCTTTTGAAACAGGTAATATTTCATCAAGATGTTTACCTTCTGTTTCTGATAAAGGTATATCATGTGCAACAGCAGCTTCTGCTCTAGTTAGACCACTTCTACTACCAAGTTTTTGAAGTATTTTCTTGGTTTGAAATTCATCAAGCATTTGACATAAGTCTTCAAGAAGATATCTGATTCTAGCATAATCATTAAAAGTATATTTAGAACCACCATCTCCTTTAACAGACTTTTTACTTTGATGTTTCTGGTCGTTTTGATGAGCCTTAAATGAGAGAGGATGTAATTGTTCACCAGTTTTTCCATTAGGTTTTGAAAAAGTCATTTTGTGACCAACTGCATTTAATCTTTTATTTTCTTCATCAAAAAACCACTTTGCAAATAGTTTGTCGTTTATAACTTCATAGTTACCAGCAATACCTTTTTCTTTACCAAACTTGTTTGTTGGTTGCATGAAAAATGCTAATGTCATATATAAGTTATAAAAACTAGCTCTAGCAAATTTGTTTTTTAGTCCAGGATATTGTTTACAAATATCACCCATTTTTCTAAAAATCTTTTCAGTTAGATTTCTAGTAGTAGGTTGTATATAAAGAGGATAATAATCTTTCTTATCTACAAGAACAGGACCAAATGCTGTATCTAGAGTATCTGTTTGATGTTCATAATCATTAGTATGTGTCCACAATAACATTTCACATGCAAATAATGTATCACCTTTACAATCAAGTGAGTAATCACTTGTCATGTTTTTCATACACTTAAACATGTTCATAATATTTGTTGTAGATTTACATAATCTTACAATGAATTGGTTGTTCTTATTGAAATTAATAATCCTTATTTCGTGATGTGTCATAGCCTTTTGACTATTACTAGTTACAAAAACATTTACCAACTCTTGTAAATCACCTGTTGAATAAATTACCACTCGTATCATTGTATCAAGTAATTTTTGCATTACAGGTGGTACAGCAAGTGATTGAAATTTACCAGCGACTTTAACTTTACCAGATTCACCTTCAATTCCATATTCAATTGAAGTTTTAGGTTTAAAGTCTATTTGATTATCAAAATATTTAAAAATTGTATCAATTCTATGTTGACCATCAATAATTAAATACTCATAACCTTCATTTTCCAAATCAGAAAAATATTTTAAATTAAATTCAAAATATTCATCAAGAGCTGTATCAGTATTTTTAGCCATATCAGACTTAATACTTTCTACGATTTTTGATATATCTGCTAATATGAAAGAATCCTTCTTAGGCATACCATTGAGTAGTGTTGTAAGATAAGAATTTATCTTATAACCTTTCCAGTCAATTAGTAACCTTTGTACTTTCTCATTATCAGAAAATAGTTTTTTATTAATATACTTTTGAAAAAGCCAATCTACTGGTTTTTCAAAAGATTCTTCAGTAACTTTGTTTGAAAGAAGCGTTACTTTGGGTGCTTCTGTTATTAATGTTGTCATTTTATCTCCTCGTTGAATCCTCACCGTAGTAAGGAATAGTTATATATCTCGTGATATGATACCATTATACAGGACTAAACAACATATGTCAAGCTATTTTTTCATTTATTTTGTTGAGAATGGTTCTCATTTGATTTGCCCATAAAAAAGGGCCTCACGAGGAGACCCTTTCTAAGTAATTAAATACTTATTCTACTTCTTAGCAGCCCTCATTCCGAGGTCTACATTACCGGCATCCCCTAGTACATCTCCAACAAAAGGTGTTCCTTCATAACCTACCTCTGTATTGATTCTACTAGCAATTGCTCTTTCTTCATCAGTTGCAAAGTGTGTATCCCATGCAGCCAATCTTTTTCTCATATACCAATGCCATATTGGTGGTACTAATGCAATAAAGAATACTACAAAGTAACCCCAACCGGTGTTTGGACATCCGACATTTTCGAGTTCCCAAAAATGAGTTTCGCCTCTGTCGTGATGGTCTGCCTGTCTTCCGATTTCAATAAAGAACCAAGAAGTGAAAGCAGTTGAGTTATCCCAATTGTGTCTGTAATCAATTGGTTGGTCTTTAACACGGACAAGACCATAGTGTTCTAGATAGTTAAGTGCTTCTAACTCGAAGTTTGAGATTCCCCAAACTGTTGCGAGTACAGCCATACCTACCCAACCACCAGCAGCAAAAAATAATGCAACTGAAGGTACTGCCATTAGATATCCTCTAATCCAGCGATTTTGCCAAGAAATGAATGATACACCCATTCTTGATAGTCTTTCTTTTTCCATGTTATATAGAAATTTTGATTGACCTAGATATGAAAGTGGGTAATGACCATAAATTGTACGACCTCTTGGAGCCGTAGCAGGGTCATCTTCACTTGCAAGTTCTAGATGATGGTTGTATACATGAGCGTAGCAGAAATGTGCTGAACCCGATAGTGCCATCATTGTTCTAGAGATTACGAATCCAAATCCTTTTGTATGACTTAGTTCGTGACCATAGATAATTCCGATACCAATAAAGATACCAGATGACAATGTAGCGCCAATCAAGTTAAGACCAGTTATTCCTTCAGACATAACTAATATGCCTGGAATAATTGTCATAATTGCTTCGCCTTCCATCCCACCTAGTGTCATGTAAGTATTTAATCTCCATGCCATTACTAGTTGAAACAGAACGAATATAGGTAACATGAAGTACATAGTTAAGTTTTGGAAACTTGCCCAACCCAAACTATTGCCTTCGCTATCATATCCTACGCCTGTCGTTTCAAATTTAGTAGCGATATCGACAATTAAACCTACGAATAGTAAAACTACTCCTAGCCATGCCATTATGCCACCAATTAAGACACCTGCTCCAGCAACTATGATTAACACAGGTGCTAATAGGTATCTAAGGTTTAATAAAATGTTTCCCATTTGATTATCCTCCTATCAAATAGTTAATTGTTTATAATAAGCATTATATCGTAAGGAACAAAAAAAGTCAAGTGTGAATGGACTATTTTTGAGGGACGATATTAAATCTTATTATTTCTGTTATTATTTAGTAGTTTGGTAACTTGTGTATTGAATTATTTTTCGTGTTTCACTTTATAATAATATACTAATACAGTTTACCGAAAGGACCAAAGTCAAAAACTTTATTACCTTTTTTCTGTGCTAAAAATAATAAGTCTGTTAGATATTCATCTTGTTCTTTCTTTTTTAATTTTAGTAATTGGTCAATAAAATAAATTTGCATTAATTTTACATTTGCAATATGTGAAGTTTTTCCTTTAAAAACTTTTCTCATGTTTTTTATAAATTCTTCTTTTGTATTTACATTGATTGATGTTACTTTATTTTTTATATTCATGAAAATTGTAGCAAACTCATTTTCTCTATTATTAAATTGTTTTAAATCAACAGGAAAGTCTTGATGTCTATTATTGTATAATTTTTTGTTATAGAAATCAGAAAGTTTTTTTACTAATTCTAAAGGTGCTTTTCCTAATCTAGCTGATGTTGCACCTATTTCAGTAGGTTCAAATTTTAAATTTGATAATCTACTTGTAGTATTTCCTTTTATTTGAAATTTAGCAACAGGTCCTCGTGTGCCTTTTAATGTTATAATTGAATCTTGGGTTTCAAAAGTAGGTTGTCCTGTGCCATCTTTTTTTACTCCTAGTTTACAAGTAATATCTCCTAAAGTATAATCATAACCTTTTAAACTATCATAAAACTTATCACTAACATTTACTTCTTCATATCTAGCAGTTTTGCCTGATATTAATTTTAATGAAAGACCTACAACTTTTCTTTCTTTGAAAAGTTTTTTCATAATAGCATTTAACTCTAATATACTTTGTGTTTCACTAGGTCCTTCTAATTCTTTTTTAATAAGTTCTCTATACTTATCTTTTGTTTCTATCAACCATATATCAGCAGGGTCCCACCTATCTTTTTGTGATATTCCATATCTATCATTTATTAACTCTGATATAAAATTCATGAAACCACCATCTCTATTAAATACTGTAAACTTGGCGGCTGAAAATTCTGTTAATAGTTTTTTCTGTTGAGCATAAAAAGTATTTAACCATTTGTCTTCTGGCGTTTTTGTTTCTATCGGTAAACTAAATTTAAATAGTTTTTTACCACCTTTTACAAATAATTCTTCAAGATTTCTTTTAGTAACTGTATCTTTTACTATATCTTCAGGTGAATAAAATTTTATGTTGTCTTGAAAAGCACGCTTGCATATATATGCTGTAGCACGCTCTTGCATTCCTGTAAATTCAGCATCCGATACCGATATGTTGTTTATAGTAGGCATGATACTATTTATAACTTGAAATCAGAGAACTTCTCATAAGCACCTTCCGGTGTTATCTTTTCTTCTTCTACAGTCTGATTACTATCAACAATGTTCTGAGCTGACGCTTCTACATCAAATAATCTCATTTTGGAACGGTCTACACCGACTATAAAGGAACGATTCATACTTGGGTCGCCGAATCTGTTCTTTAATTGTTTGACTTTTAATTGACCTAATTGTTCTAACTCATCATTAGATATTAGAGCAAACATGAAGTCTGCTGTTGCCGGCAAACCAAATGATTCTGCCGTATCTTCTAAACCTATATCTGTTGCTGTAAAACCACTTCTTGTAGTTTGAGTAGCAGAGAAAATAGGCATATCAAATTCAACTGCAAGGCCTCTCAATTCCTCAGCAATTGCCTTTATATAAAAGTATGATGATATATTGCCACCTTTAAATCTACTACTCGCACATATGTTGAGATAATCTATGAATACAACATCCGGTTTAAATGTTTTCTTTAATGATAATTCGTTTAGTAATGCTCTGAAGTGGCCGCTATGAGCAGAAGCAGTAGGATATTCTTTAATGATTAATTTACCAACTGTCTTCTTTTGTAGTTTAGACATTTTACTATCATACATAGATTTTGGCATGACATGTAAATCATCTATAGTAACATCCATAAGATTGGCGTCTACTCTTTCTGCAATTCTTTCTTCTGCCATTTCAAGAGTAATGTATAAAACATTTTTACCTTGTAACAACCAATTTGAGGCTGCATGACACATAAATAATGATTTACCGACACCGGTACCTGCAAGGGCAATGTTAAGTGTTTTACTTGGCACACCACCTTTAGTAATCTTATTAAAGTAATCTAAGTCAAACTTAAATCTTTTTTCTCTTTTGTGATAGAAATCGAATCTTGATTCAGCGTCTTCAACATAATCATGACCGACATGATTATCAAAAGATACTGCAAGTGCCTCTGATAAAATTTGAGGTATCGCCTCTGGATTTTGTTTCTTATCTTTACCATCTAGAATTTGAATACCTTGTAAGACTGCATTATGTACAGCACGGTCTTTACAAAACTTCTCTGTTGTATCTAATAACCATTGTAATTCTACTTCTTCATGTTTAAGACCATCAATTATCGTTTTAATTTGAGATAATTCATCTTCTCTTAAATCTTTTCTTTTAGTTAATTCTACATTAATTGTTTCTTTTGTCGGTAGATTTTTATACTTATGTACAAAGTTAGATACTTCGCCAAACAAATTAGATTCATTTTGATTAGTAAAAAATTCTTCTTTGATAAATGGTAAAACCTTTCTTGTAAAGTCTTCATTGAAAAATAAATTTCTTAATATAATCCTTTCTATTCTATCACTCATTTACATCCTCTATTTTTAAATCAAGTTTACCTGTTGCTAATTGTTCTTCAACTAAATCAATTAATATATCACCTATATGGTCGATAAACTCTTGTTCATCAATGTCCACTTCATTAGGATTTTTTAGAATATTATAATCAAATATTACTGAAAGTTTTTCTGAATCTTTTACTTCTTTAAACCCAACATTGCCATACTTAAAGATAACTTCTGCATACTTACCTTCTGTAAGTTTTATACAAGTATAATCATCTTCTTGTCTTTGTGCAAAGGTATATGGTTTAGTCTTCGATTCCGTAGGTGAATTTTCTTTTTGCATACTCATCAATCTTCTCTAATACTTCTTTAGTGAAATATTTTTCAGGTTCATTATTTATTGTTTTTGCATATTGTTTGTTGCCATCTGGTAATTCATATCTTGTTGATACTTTTTTAAATATACCACATTCTTCTGCTAAGTCTATAAGTCCATAATATTTGTCTAGACCTGTTTTATATGATAGTCTAACATCTACTTGTTCATTTTCTTTTGTAATTCTAGACTTGTAATTTTTACAACGAATTATATTACCGACAACTTCTGTACCATCTTTATCTTTTCTTTTA